GTCGGCTCCTGATCTATCCCCATAGTCAGCGCACTAGACCAGGTGGTTCCGTCCAGAGAGACCTGGACAGAAAGAACGTTCATGTTCTGTGCATCAAGCGCCTGAATGGGTCCGATATAGCGGCTGCCATAAATTCGCGCGCCGGCACGCGCCCGGGTACCGCCATCTGCTCCGGTGAAGGCATTCAGGACGACCGTTCTGATCTGCGCGTTGATATCTGATGGAAGGCCATCATTTGCCTCGTATTCCACCTTGATATGAACGCTCACCGCATCCAGCGTTTTCCACCTGTAGGTGTACTCCGGATAAGGGGCGTCATAATTTTCGGTATCCTGCACGGTCCCGGTGGTGTCACCGTTCATAACAGTGCCAGGGGGAAGTTTTTTATTGATGGCCGCTGCAATCTCAGCTACTGCCCCGCCATAAACCCCGATATAAATCGAGCTGGCCAGCAGCGTGTAATTCGTGGAACCTTTCTCGACGGAAGTCGGCTCTTTGTTGTCGATCACATAAACATCAAGCACCCCGTCGACTTCCAGGACAGCAGCCCGCACAGCCGCTGCTGTGTTGAAGGCGTTACGTGCCACTGACTGGCGACGGCGATACTCAAATGCAGATCGCCCTTCAACATTCGAGCCCGGCACACCCGCGGTCTCGTTGGTGATACTCGACCAGCCACTTACCGCGACATAGATGTTTGTCAGCGTACCGATGGGGCAAGCTATCGGCCCGGTAGTCAGGTTCTGGAACTCGATCTTTACCGTCCCGTCCGCACCTATCGTTCCGGCCGCCAGTGACACGTACATATAACCGTTATCGTCGGTTGCATAGGACTGCGCCGGGATCAGCGTTCCCGGTACGCCGGAGCATGTGGCCGTTACAACCGTACCCGCAGCAGCAATGCGATCGAGGAAGTAAATCCTGCCGATGCCATCCTGAAATCTGCCGGAGGAAAAGTCCGGGTTCATGTTGTTGACGATAGCCAGAAGCTGATCGTTCTTGTCTGCGATGATTGCAGTATCAGTGACAGCCAGTTGCCCCTGCGGCGTCTTGAGGTTCGTGCTCATCGCCGTCCCGAATGCAGAACCAATATCTGCTATACGCCCGGCAAGAATGTCTCCCTCATCCGGAACATCAAGGCCAGTGGTGGAAAAGGTCACGGCCGGTACCGCCGTAGAGATTGTCGTCATTTTTTCCTCACAGGGTGACGCTGGAATCCAGGCCGTTGGTATCCACGATCGCAATAACGCCGGTAGTGCGGCGCGTATCGCGGTTGTTAATAAGCGTCGGCTCAGCGCGCGCGATATAGCTCATCCGCAACGCTTCAACCTGAAGCGCGGCCGCCATGGCGCCGGTGCTGGCCTTAACGTTCAGCAGCTCTTTGTAATTAACGCCGGTGTCTTTTTCGTAAATGCACTCGCCGCGTATGGCCAGGCATGCCGTCGCTACGTCCTGAGCGCAGGCGTAGGGATTTTCAACCGTGGCGATATTACCCAGCTCATCAAGGACAAGATCCCAGGTATCGGTATCAAGTTTGAGAGAGATTGTTTTCATGGATGAATATCCATTGGTTAAATGTCAGGATTTAATAAATCAGGCGTCCTGAGTATGTTGCTTTAAACGACTTTGAGGGGATCGCCATGGACATTAAAATCACCTGCCCGGAGTGCGGAAGTGAACACATCAAAGCTCCCGCCGAAGTCCACTCGCTGGACGACCTTGCGGGTTCCATCTGCGCCGACTGCGGAAGAGAAATCAGTAAAGATGATGTCGTTAGTCAGGCGAGACAGTTCGCTATCGACTCGCTCCGGGATTCCATCGGGAAATCGTGATTTAAGCTCTCCGGTCAGGACGTGAATCTTGTCGTCTATGCGTGAGGTGTCGATTGACAGGGTAATGAGCATGATTTACTCCCATAAAAAAACCCCGCCGAAGCGAGGTTTTTATTTTTGAGTTTTTAGCGGGTTTATTTGCCTATGATGCCTGAAATGATAGCCAGCAACACAATGCCTCCAATCAAAATTGCAATTCTGCTCCAGGCTATCTGGGTTCCATTATATTTTGGCTCAGGGATCGGCATAGGCTCTATTTCACTACCACAATGTTTGCATTTTGTGGCCTGATACTTGACCGACTCTGCACAGTAGGGGCAGTCCCTCATGGGGCCCTGCGAATCGGTTACGGCAGCACCAGAAGAATTAAGCGAGGGTACGAAAAGAACGTGAATAATTGCGACGATGAAAAGCAAGAATCCATAGAGCCACCAACCGCCGAAAGATCGCCCCTTACTTTGCGCAATGAAGGCTGGGATTAGCCCAAGAAGTGCAGCAACAACCAAAAAAGACATTTTCATTTCCTTTTACGATGCCAGTTTATTTCTATCAAAGATTTACTTGATGCTACCACTCAGTTTTTCTAGTCTACCGCATGCTGCGTCATCAAGGTTGCTTTGATAAGGGCCAATGTTATTGCAAGCATCAATAAGAGTTTTCACCGCATACCTAGCATAACTGCCACCATCTTTACGCATCAACATGCTGCTTCTACCAGTCAGATCATTAGCGCCCTCGGTGAACGCCTCTGATGAGGCTAGTTGATAAGCTTTTTCTTTAATAGCTAATCTAATCTCAACATCATTGTTAACAACTTTGTTTTTATTGAAAAATTCTTCAAGAGTTTCAGCGTGTGAAATCGTCGATACTATTAGTAGGACTGAGAATATTAAGGCATTTTTTATCATTGTTACGGCTCCAGTTGTTCAGTTCGGCTTCCTCCTGATACTACCCCACCATGAGTATGCCCATCAACGATAGAACCATCGACAAGCTCAAGCTGTCCGTTCGGATGGACTTTCAAGCCGTTGATGTTAACCACGCCGGGGCTTTTGATGTTTATGCCGGCTCCAGTAAGCTCCACGAACTCCACTGGCTCGTCGTTCAGGCTTGCGATCGCCGTGATGTAAACAGCATCCGAGTATGAGTGGCGCCGCTGAGTTGGCGGTGGCCCACTTTGCCTTGACGCTCTGACATTGGTTGTGTCTTTGTCACAGGCGATTACCAGGCCAATATCGCCAATGCGGGGGGTCATTTTTACAGCGCTGTTCCCGGCCTGATACCGAATGAAGGGGATGTCATATACCTCCTGACATTTAATCTCCCCCCCGGAAACGTTCGCGCCGCTCACAAGAGGTAGCACAGTCATAACGCCATCACCAACATCTTTAACCAGAACAATATCTGCAAAAACATTGCCCTTTGATGCCGTGGCTATAAGGGACAAGATCGCGTTACCCTGACAGGAGATATCAGAAGCTTTTTGGTTAGTTGCCATTGCTTTCCCCTCCGATGACAGATGCCGGAGATGCCACAACAAACGTCTCCCAAAGCCCACCAGGCACTTTACAGGACAGATAGTGGGTAGTCCCCGCCTGCACCACCCACTCGCCGCTAGCGTGTGGCAAGTCTGTTTTCAGGATGATCTTCGTATTCAATTTTAGCGCCGGTGAATAAATGCACCTAAAGTTAATCCCCATCTCATAAAATATTGGATACCCAATAAGTCCATGCTCTGGCGAAATTAACGGAACAACTGAATCCGACGGTGTTTTACCTGTATAAATTGTGACAGTGCCAAAATCTATATCAACAGATATGTCATGCGCTGCCGCAATTTTTAATATTTGGATTATTGCGTTGTCATCGAAATACGGATTCCGATGCGTCGCCTTGACGTCAACGTTAATGAACTTTAAACCAACCTTAAAAGCAAGAGCGCGAATCATATCAGCCACATCCACATCGCCGCGAATGGATGTAGGCTCACAGGGGATCAGGCGTTCCCTGCCGGCGGCCGCCGCGGTTATCTCAATCGGCGCATCCGGCATCTGGTTCAGGTTAATCCTAGCAGATGTTATTGACCCGGAAAAAACACGGGTGTCTCCGGCGTAAACGACAATTGAGTTCTGCGCATAAGCGACTATCTTTTGCGCATTTGTCGTCAGCTTGGACATGTTTTCCAGGGAAAGCCCCCAGAGGCTAAGTTCAAGAATCGTGCCGGTAGCGCCGCCAAATGCTGATATAGCCGCTTCACACTTGAAACCTTTAACCGTCAAAGTGTCGCCAATGTCGCCGTCAAACGTACCGTTGGCCAACGTGGACGATACGGTAAGCTCTCTCTCCTTGTAACTCATCTGCCGACCTCACTGCTCGTCGCATAATACAGCTTGAATCTGGTGCCGATTTCGTCGTAATAGGGATCGGCTGTACCTTTTGAGTCAACGAAAACCAGATCGCCACTGAACCCCAGATATTTATACCGAACCAGGTAAACGCAGTTCAGGCAGAGAACACCCTGAAATATCGGCTTGTCATCGACATACAGATCGGCGTAAAACCCGGTTGAACGCTGATGTAACTTGATCGCGCAGTTCTGGCCGCCAAGCGTGACATAGACCTTTTGGGATAGTGACGGTGATAAGCTAATTTCCTGCATGTCACATCACCTTTTCCAGAAAGTCGGAGACGGTGCTTTTTATCTGCTTAGAAACCGCAGTAGAAGAGCTGTCCCACGACTTAGAGACCGACTCGGCTGCCGAGTTAACGTTAGACACAATCGCCGACCCGGTCGTCTGGAGAGCGTCTGATAAGGTTGTATCTGCACTTGACCAGGCATTCTTAACATCGCTCAATGTCGCCTCTTTCGTTGCCCCGGTGATCACCTGCGTTGAGGCTGCGGCGCCATTGTTGGTTTTCGCGTTGCTGGTCGGCGGCCCTTCAATAACAGCATTTGAAAGCATGACCTCCCCGCCGTCCATGATCTCCTCGAAAGTGCAGTTCGCCATCAACAACGTCTGCCCGCGATACGAACCCACAAAGTAATCGAAGTGGGTCAGATCGTAGCTGTAATACACCGTGTCAGGCGTTTCGATGTTGTAGGTGCTGGCCGTGTTTTTCATCTCATCCAGTTTCTGAATGAAATTGTTCCGGCTCAGCAGAGAGAAATTGGTCAGGTTAGGCAGTGACCCGGAAAAAGCCGTCCATCCCTCAAGGGCAAAAATGATCCTGAGTTCAGACGGCTGTTTCACTTTGTTGTAGGACGTGTACCGGCCCTTTTCTACCGGCCCCTTAGTTACCGCCGCATCACCGTAGCGATCAACACTAACCCAGCCGGAAGGAGAGAAAACCTCCTGCCCGGCTGCAGCCGTCAAAAGCGACTCGTCAACGGTGTTATAGGTGATCCGGTAAGTTGGCGACAGGGCGCTGTTAAGAACGGATAACAGGCTTCCTCCCTGAATGGCGGATAGCACTGTCGAGACATTCAGAGAAAACGACATTAGTTATTGTCCTGAGTAGCCAGCCAAAAGCATGACACGGTTGTCGCCGTGCTTTTTGATGTCGCTGGTAAGCTGTTCCACGTTCTGGGCCTGGGTGGTGATTTTGGTGCCATAAAACTGATAAGTCGCACCGGACTGCCCGGGCATCGAGCGGTCTACAGCCATCCCGGCGCCGGGGCGCATTCCGGCCATGACTTTTGGGACGTAATTGCGAGTTTCCGACGGCAGGTTGTCCATGCCTTTCTTCTGGACGTTTCCTAGCCCCCAGTTATAGGAGGCAAGAGCTTTTTCCAGATCGCCGCCGGTGGCATCCAGCAGATAGCGCAAGTATCTTGCAGCGGCATCAGCTGACTTGTGGGGGTCATAAACGTCCATCCCCTTCAAACCCAAGTCTCTGGCAGTTCCATCCATAAACTGGAATGGGCCTTTCGCCCCTTT